GCGATGAATTGATCATGCTGCGCCCGAGTAAATACATCGAGGACTGGATCCGGGAGAAAGCGGCGGACTCGCAGCAGGTTCAGTTGCGTAAATCGAAAGCACGCATAATAGATGCGATCTCTGCGGATGGACGTGGGACCCACCAATATAAAAGCCAGTTGGCAAATAAAACCCAGAAAGGGGTGAAAGTGAAACGCACACCCGAAAACGCTGTGATATATGACGCGGCGCTGACAACGCGTGGGGTGGTTCACTTTCGATAGTGAACCGTTGCAGACCACAGGCGATGGGGCGTGGCGAGCCCTGGAGGGTGTCTGGGTTCACTCCATCTATTTTAGATGTGAACCGAGGAGAGTGAGGCCCGACAAGGGCTGAGGGTATATTGGTTCATTAGTTCACTACTTTTTTCTATATACAAGGTGGAATTATAAATTAAAAGGGGGGAGTATAGGGCCAAAAACGAGTGAACCGTGAACCCGGGCTTTTTCGTCCTCCGGATGCCACGCCAGCCGTGGGATTGAGACAATTCACATCTTTGAAACGTGTTTTGAACCGGGTGAACCGGGGGAACCTGCTAAAAAGATGCGATAACTTAGGTTATGCCCCCCTCTAAAAAAGAGGCGATAATAGGCCTTGCTCTCCCGGATTAACCCTGGTACGATCGTCGTATCAATTCACAACAACGAGGCACAACGATGCATAAAGAACTCCGAGCGTACCTGCTGGAGAGCGAGGACACCATCAGGTACGCGAACAGCGTGGGACAGGCTCACAGGGGCCTGACTCTTGATCAACGGCTGCTGGTCGTTAAGATCAATCACGAGCGACGCCTGGCCCAGGCAGTCGAGAAACTAATTGAGGAAATCCAACATGACAGAACATGAGAGACTGATCGACCTACTGGAAACCGCTAAAGCTGCGGCAGACCAGACCGGCGCGAACGAGAAAGAATCATTCGACATGATGGTCAGTGTCTGCCTGGTCAGCATAGCCACAAGCCTGGCTATCTTTGTTGATCGGGCGCACCCACACACCGAAGAGGTGGCCCCCGGACAGGAAGGCGTAGACTGGGCAGAACTGGAGCGACTAAAGAGGATACGCAAATGACTGATGAAAAAATAACCCCGTGCCCGTTCTGTGAGTCCGAGCACGTAGGCGTTAGGAGCAGAGTTAGCCGCGCGCTTAACCCAGAGTGCAAGTATTTCCTATTCGTGCAGTGTGCGGACTGTGGAGCTCGAGGAGCGGGCTTCCCGTTCGCATCCCTTGATGAGTTCCTCCCGGATGACTATAACCGCAGCATCAAACCACCAAGTCACCAGGAGCGTGAATACAACGTATACCGGGAGCTGACCAGGGAGTTTGCAATCCTCGTGTGGAACGACTGTGTGAGATGACAATGACGGCTGAATATGCTAGCATCCCGCGATATGGCTAAGAAAAATATACCAACTCCAGCGGCTCGAGCTGCGCGTGATGCGCTACTGGCTCGGGCTCGATGGATCATAGACAGCAATATTCGTGCGGCGTGCGGGCACCGGCCCCAGCTGCCTCCGGATCTGGTGGACTTCAACGACCTGCCCGGGCTACCAAACCCCCAGGCATTGCAAGGCCTGCTCAGATCCGTGATGCCTGCCATTAACCTAGAGGATGACCGGATCAAGACGCCGGGTAATGAGCTCAACTCGCTGCAAGAACAAGGGCACGCCCTCATTATGGCGATGCATACAGGAGCGATGTCAACAGCTGAAGCTCACCCACGACTGCGGATTGTTCACGACCAGATGGAAGCGAACGACCGTGAAAAATTAATGGATTTCTTACGAGCACATAAAGCAAAGTGAAACCCCTAGAAGACACCATTGCCGAGATCATAGTGGCATGCAACACCCTAACCCAGTCAGAGATGATCAGGTATCTTACTTACCGAGATATCGGTGAGCTGGGACACATCATTCAACGATTAAAAGAGGCAAAAACCTTTGACGGACTATAGCTATAAAGACCGAGTAAAAAGAGAGCACCAGGAGCTAGAGAGCAATCTAGCTCGACTGGGTGCCTTCATCGGAACCGTGAAGCATAACGCACTGCCTATGCATGAGCAGGCAAGGCTATCCGACCAGGCGTATTTTATGAGCCAGTACAGCCGGATCCTGCAAGAGCGCATCGACTGGTTTGATGAGGCAGGGAGTCGTGAGCCCTTCCACGAAGAAGAGATATCACTTCCCCCGGACAATGGCAGCCCTTTCGAGGACAACACGCAGCCCTCCGACGTCGTCACTACCCAGGCCCATGACTAGTACGGCCAGCATGATCAATCAGGCCCAGAAAATTATAGACGAACAGATCGAAGCTGAGGCCGATACACAATTCACGCGGCCCTATATCGTGATATTCGCAGGGCAGTCACCGTCGCAAGCATGCGATGCTGCCGGATGGGATTATTTCGACGCCGCAACAGAACCAGAAATGAGGTGGGTATCATTCCATGACGAAATTCCAGAAGATGAAGCTGAGTATGCTTTTGGTGGGCGAGCTGTCATGCTGCCTACTAAGGCACATATCCTATTCCGTCCAAAAAGGACCAAGGTCCTTGAAGGCGGAAGAGGCAGCGCGAAATCGCGCTCGGTCGCGACGGCGCTGGTTTTAAGAGCAGCAGAAAGACCAACGAGAACACTATGTACGCGAGAACTGCAGCACTCCATCAGCGAGTCCGTTCACAAACTGCTGGACGACACGGTCGGCCGTTTAGGGTACTCCGAGCACTTTACTGTGATAAAAACACACATACGATGCAGGAATGGCTCCGAGTTCTTATTCAGTGGCATAAAAAACAATGTGAACAAGATCAAGTCCATGGAAAACGTGGACGTGTGCTGGTGCGAAGAGGCCGAAGCAATCACCGACGCTTCATGGCTAATATTAACACCTACCATCCGCGCACCTGGATCAGAAATCTGGGTAGTATTCAACGCGTACGATGAAAACGATGCCACCTATACAAAATTTATAACCCACTGCAGAGATGTGCTCGACTCCGTCGGATCGTACGAGGATGAGGAGACAGCAGTGGTCCGCATGAATTATGTGGATAATCCCTGGTTCCCGTACGAGTTGCGGCTAGAAATGGAGAAGATGGAACGTGAGCACTATCGAGATTACTTGCATGTGTGGGAGGGTCTACCAGTCGGTGCTTCGGACGAGGCCATTATCGATCCATTGTGGGTGCGGGCGGCGGTTGACGCTCACATCAAGCTGGGATTCAAAGCTCGTGGGGTCAAGTCAATCGGATTTGATCCAGCGGATGGAGGCGCAGACAGCAAAGCATATTGCATCCGGCACGGCTCAGTTGTCACACACTGCAAGTCGTGGTACGACGGAGATATCACGGACGCCATTGAGACTGTCTTTGAGACAGCAAAGGAACTTGGAGCGACTGATATGGTTTATGATGGGGTTGGGGTCGGGGCTGCTGTTAAGCATCATATTAACCTTATTCAGGGCCGAGACAGTTTTGAGATAACCGCATTCCTGGGCAATGATACGCCAGAGGATCCACTCGAGCTGTACAAGGATGATCGGGCAATGGCTGACGTATTCCGTAACCTGAGAGCTCAGAAAATATGGTTCCTGCGTGATCGGTTCGAGAAGACCTACCAGGCAGTTGAAAAAGGCATGTATATTGACCCAGATGAGCTCATCAGCCTGTCATCAGACATGGAGGGCCTTAGCACCTTAAAGTCTGAATTGTCCCGTGTAGAGCGTAAACGGGGCGCAGCATTCAACAATTTGATACAAGTGGAGAGCAAGGCAGACATGAAGGCCCGTGGATTAAAATCCCCCGGATTGTTCGATTCCCTGTATTATGCATTTAGTAACAAGCCCTTACCAGACAGCTGGGGCAAGCCGATCGATTACAGCAAAGAGACGAGGGCCTAACGCATGGCTAGAATACCAAAGATACCTAAAGCACTGACATCCAAGCAAATGGTGGCCGCCGAAGTGCGACGCCAGGCTAATAAGCAGCGGATCCAGGGACGCAAGGCGAGGAGCGGGCGCAACAAACAGACCGTGACCAATCCGAAGCGCAACGCGTACCCAGGAATTTATGACGATCCACGCAACATCCTAGAGCGATCCGGGGGCGCGATGGCTGAAGTCAACCCCCTGATGGAGGAGCTGTTCGGGGTCACGCGCAAGGACCTGGATGACGCCACACGGGCGATGGAGCCCCAGTTCACCCATCAACAGCCACTGCCAGTCAAGCAAACTGATCGCGGCGCACCTTACAGAGAACAGATAGAGAACAAGGCTAACACTAGTCGGATCCGAGACGTACTATCTCTGGCCAAGGATGACCCCAGGCTCGAAGGCTCCTATGGATGGTACCAGATGGACCCACTTCGCCAGGCATTTATTGATGAGGCGGGCGTCGTGGATGGTATGCGCCGGTTCGATGACTTCTTACAACGCGGATCGGTGCTGTCAGCCGGGACCGACGTGGGGACAGAGATTCGTCGCGCGTCACTTGCCGGAATGTTATCCGAGCAGGGCCGGATCAATGAGTTTATAGACAGCCCGCTGACTTCTGGCGTGAAGGTTAATGAGGCCTTCCCGGACATCTTTGGGGGTGATATCAAAGAGGCTGGCAAGTATGGCCACATCTATCACAAGACCTCCCACAGACCTGGCCTCAAACGCATAGAACAGGACGGAAAATTCTATAATGACAAAACAGCAAGAGACGCAGCTAAGACGCCTGCTTACTATAATAGCAAGACCGGGGACAACCTCGCGTTTCCAACAGCTGACGCACACTTTATGCGAGCTCTTGGGTACCCGGACGCCCGCGCCGGAGGTGACTTCGGAAGATCAGTGGATTCAACTGAAGCGGGACACGTTCGGGACTACTTCCGAAATGAAGTCGCTAACCCGATCGGAATGGAGGGGTCGCCAGCACAGGCACTCCTGTGGAACGCGATGGCAAAGGAGACGGGAGTCAAAAGTAAGCTGAGCAAGCCATACTTAGAGCTGATCACTGATGGAATTGAGCGCGAAGCGAAGCGCCTGGGGATACCCAATAAGCAAGTCCTTTCGGATTTCATCATGGGTCGTGGTAAACTTGGTGCTTATGGCGCCGGATCGGTAAATGCTATGATGGGTGAAGAAGAGCAGCCCCGTAGCCTATTGGAGATGTAAACGTGAGTGAAGCAGAATTTAGTGACCAGGCAGACGACGGCATGCTGACCGAGGTCGATATCCTTAATATCGTCGGCGCAGAGCTGACGCAGTCCAGCACCGGCACGTATGCGGGGCAATTAGACAGCAACAGAGAGCAGGCCCTCGACTATTACCTGGGAGAGTTACCAGGCCCAGCCCCGGATGGGCGAAGCCAGGCAGTATCCACCGATGTCGCTGACGCGATAGAATGGATCTTGCCCCAGATTATCAAGGAATTGGTGTCCAAAGGACCCATAATCACCTTCAATGCGAATAGTGAGCAAGACGAGGAACAAGCGCGTCTTGAGTCGGAATATGTGCACGATGTGTTCATGTCCGAGAATGAAGGTTACCTAAATTTATATCAGTTCGTCAAAGATGCGTTAATGCAGAAAAATGGGATCTTTAAGATCACCTATGACGACACCCCTGAAACAACCACCGAAGAATATACCGGCGTCACCGAGCAGCAGCTCGAGATGTTGCTTGCGGATCCGACAGTCGAGGCAGACACCATCGATCCGGCCGAGAATCCCGAACTAATTGCAGCCTACCAGGCAGCCATGCAGCAGTTTGAGCAGCAAATGATGCAGTTCCAGCAGATGCAGATGCAGCAGCCACCACCACAGCAGGGAATGACTCAGCAGCAGCCGCAACAGCCACAGCCACCACAAGAGCCACCACCACCCCCTGACCTGTTCGACGTGACTATCACCCGGACAGAAGAGACGGGGAAAATTGTGGTCGAGTGTGTCGCACCAGAAAATTTTCGTATTAATGAATACCACGACAGCCTGTCACCGGCGGATGCAAGATTCACAGCACACGTGACACTGCAGACCCGGTCGTCACTGATCGAACAGGGCCACGACCCCAAGGTGATTGATGAGGCCCCCGTCGGATCCACCAATCTGTTTAGACGTGATTACAGATTCTCAGCCCAGGATGAGGGCTCGGCCAGTTCAGAAGAATCCTATAGCGAGGACAGCTCCCAGGATCTCTTGGAGGTATCCGAGTGTTACATGCAGATGGATATCGATGGCGATGGAGTATCCGAGCTGGTGAAGATTACCGTGCTGGGTGCAGATACCCCGACTGTGGTGTTGGATGTGGAGCCTCTTGAAGAGATCCCCTTCGTGTCAGCCAGCTGTATCATCATGTCCCACAAATTCTCCGGATTGTCGATCTACGATAGACTGAAACAGATCCAGGATCAGAAGACATCTTTGTGGCGTAACGTACTAGATAATCTGTACCTACAGAACAACCGTGAAAAAGAGGTGGTCGAGAGCCAGGTCAATATTGACGATTTACTAATCTCACGACCTGGGGGAATTAAACGTGTCAAACAACTGGGATCAATCCGAGAGCTCGAGGTTCAGCCGATCGGTCAAGAAGGCTTCCAGATGCTGGACTATCTTGATAAAGTGCGTACAGGTCGTGTCGGTGTGTCTCCTGATACTATGGGCGCTTCTATGCCTGTGGGCGGCGATACTGCACATGGGGTTGAGCGCATGATGAGTGCCAAGGAAGAGCTCACCGGATTGATGATCAGGACAGTCGCCGAGACCGGCGTGAAGGCAGCCTATAAATTGATCCGGGACCTACTGGTTCGGCATAAAGACATCACCGAGCAGTTTAAATTTCGTGGGTCATGGGCTGAAGTCAATCCATCCAATTGGGGCAAACGATCACGTACCACAGTGATGGTTGGCACCGGAACCGGCGACGATATGAGACGCCAGGCAGCCATATCGGCTGTCATCGGCATGCAGACCCAGATCCTGGATAGCAAGTACGCGGCAATGGTGCCAGTTGAGAAGGCGTTCAATGCATACGACGAATTCTGTGAAACCTCCGGATTGAAGGGCGGCGAGAACTATTTCCTCGATCCGAAGTCGGAGCAAGGTCAGCAGGCTGTCCAGTCGATGGAGCAGAACGACGCTAAGATGCAGCAGATGCAGGAAGAGATGCAGCAGAAAATGACCGAGGCGAATGAAAAAATTGCTGAGGGTGAGTTCATGAAAGGCCAGGCAGCCTTGCAGAGTCAGCAGGTCAAAGCCCAGTCCGAGCGGATGAAAGCCGAATCGGCCCAGGTACAATTGATGGCTGATGCTGAGATAGCTGACCTGAACGCACAGCTGGAGCAATCCAAACTGATGCTGGATGATGCCAAGGCTGGATCCGAGGCAGACATTAAGAATCGCAAAATAACCTCCGATGAGCAGCTCGGCTATGCTAAGCTCGAGAACGACATGGCCATTAAAATGCTGGATGTAGAGGTCGACTCGGCTAAGGTTCTGGTGGATGCTGGGGAGAAAGAAAAAGACCGCCAGGCAGCTAAGGAGCAGGCAGAAATGGGCGACGATAATTCAACCGACGAGGACTAGCCATGGCTGGTAGAAATAAACCTTTTGAGTTAAATCCAACACAAGGCAGCATACCTCGCAGCATGCTGTCCTGGGGAGAAATTACACGTGGTATCGACAGATCGAAGCGAAGTAAAGCATCAAAAGCGAGCAGACGCAGGGGCGCACACAACACGCGAGGCGGCCAGACTTTCCAAGAGATCTCTGAACCTGTGCTCACGATGGGAACAGCTGCGGCAGCAGCAGCGCCTGCAGGACTCCTTGGAATGGGAGTTGGTGCGCTCGACGCCATCCGAGGGGGAGAGGATCCCATGGGAGAGGCGGCGCGTACCTCGCGAGAGATCCAAGAACAACTCACCTACGCTCCACGAACAAAGAGAGGCCAAGAGAATCTCATTGGGATTGCCGATACGCTCGGCGGATTGATGCAGCCGATCGAAGACTTCAGCCGGTACCTGGGCGATTCTGCACAGGACGCGGGCGCAGGACCCGGTCTTTCAACAGCCGCTTACATGGCGCCAGAGCTGGCGATGACGGCTATGGGCCTACCAGCCAGTTTACGACAAGGACGGAAATTTTCTAAGGCGTTAGATGCCATCCCTGAAGTAAACCCAATGGCGGGACCAGGCAGACGGCAGGCGGGGATGTTGGGTGGATCGGGAGCCAAGAAACTGGACCCAGAAACCAAGAGGCTAGCCACCGACCTAAAGGAAGCGGGGGCGACTCCAGAGCAGATCTGGAAGGCAACCGGGGACAGGACGGGGCAGCCCTCATTCTTTGATGAGGATGGGAATTTTAAGTGGGAGTTCGACGACAGCCTATCCGGGTACGCCCCGGATGCAGAGGACTGGGGCAAGATTAGCGACAATTACGTCCACCCGGAACTGTACGCCAACTACCCTGATATCGCGGATTACAGGTACGCAGAGCCCCGTAATGCGAGTTATCGGGGCGCATTCACCGAGGGCAAGAACCCATCGATCGAAGTCAAGAGCACCCTGGAGCCGTGGGAAAAACGATCCACGATGCTGCATGAGCTGGGGCACGGAATCCAGTACAAGGACAACCTCCCAGTAGGCGGATCTCCGGCCCTGTTGAAACAGAGAGCCAGCGGGCTGGAGATGTCCAACGCCAGGAACCTTGAACAGCAGCAGGAGTTGCAGGCAAACCTGGTCAAAGCCCAGGGCCGAAAGCTTGGGGATGGGTGGATCATGGACGCAGAAGACGAGGCAGGCAATCTGAGGCACCAGCGCCGCATTCAGGGGAAGCTGGACACCTTGAGGGGTCAGCATGCCACGGCCCAGGAAAAAATAGATATGGACCCACTTGAGGGATACTACGCCATTCAAGGGGAACGAGATGCAAGGGCGATACAGGCCCGCCGGGACCTATCCATGGATGATCGGCTAAGCCGCCCATTCTGGATGGACTATGACACTAAATCGGGCTATGTTGACCCCATCATGCGGTATCGAGGTAAACCAATATTATGAGCGCACTAACACAAGCACTGAAAGCGGCGAAACGGGCTAAACTTAAGCGGGTCCGATCGAACGTGACCGAGAGCGCACCAGGCACCGGGGCAAACATGAACCCGGGAGGCACTGAGGCTCAGCTCGGATCGCAGGCGTACCATGACGCCCATAAGCGGCTGATCCAGAACGAGGCGGGGCAATCTATCGCTGGCGAAGAATTGGGGCTGTTACAGGTCCCAGGCGCGGCACCGGAGCGCCCCGGATTCTGGACCAAAGATGGGAAAAATTTCGAGAACATGGGGTCAGAATACCGGGCGTTTGATACGCCAGGTAAAGATATGGACCAGGCAATGGACCTCATGACCAACTACAACCGGGCTATTACAGCTCAGGACGGAGGCGCTCCAACCAGCCTACACAAGGGCCTGGTGGATGACGACTACTCCCTCGGATCGGTAATGATGCCTGAAGGATCGGACGCAGCCCAGATCAATCGACAGCTTACCGGCGCGGGAATGAGTGGCGATGACGTGTTCATCTCACCACAGGAAGCGGGCGTAAATGTCGGGCAGACGTGGCCCCAGGGCGCGGGACAGCAACAGCAGATGCTGGATGCCATCCCCGGATCGGTACCCTATAAGAGATCTGAAGCGGCGAATGCATACCGTGGCGGGGCTGGCGGCGGCGACTGGCGCAGTGCAGCTCAGGAGCTGGGCGGTGTGGCCGATCAGTTTGAGAAGGCCAACGAACTACCAGCCCTCGACCGGATGCTGTTGAGATCCGCAGGCGAGGCACCAGGAGCGTATCAATCGATGGAGAGTATAACCAAATCCCCAGTTAACCCGAACATGAAGAAAGCGTTCGAGGGGATCATTAACAATCCCCAGCAAAATCCACACGAGACCCTGCGTCTAATGATTGACGATGGATGGATATCATCTATCGAAGCAGACCAGGTAATGCAACTGCTAAAACAGCAACAACCCGAAGGATTACTAGCATGAATGACGACGACCTACAGAAACACCTGACGGACGAGGTAACAGCCGCCCGCCACATGGAAGCCAGCCGACCCTGGTTGGAGGCCTTTTTTATGCGTAAGGATCGCGAACTGTTTGACGCGTTCAAGGGCGTGCAGATATCTGATGAGAACAAATTGAGCTCTCTGACCGGGATACATCACGCAACCAAAGCGCTAAACTCTCTCAAGGAAGAGATGCTCTCGGTGATCAACACTGGGAAAATGGCCGCCGCACAGCTTAGGGGGGCGGTCGACGACGACCCAATTGGTCGGTGATTGACAATTTTAACTAAACCGAGTATAAACAATGCCTAAAGATACAGAAACTACCCCATCCCAACAAGGGCCGGATGTTGATCCTATCGACGAAATTGCAAACCTTCTCGCAGGAGAAGTGGGCGAAATCGAACCAGCAACAACAGAAGACGCGGACTCAGAAACCGATGACGCTGATACCGAGGACGACTCGGATCAGGACGCGGAGGATTCCACCGATAATGATGAAGATGCTGCAGAAGAAAACGATGAAGGAGATGACGACCGGACCCTATCCCAGTTAATCGGACTTGACAGTGATCAAGTCTCCGTAGACGAAGAATCAGGCGACCTGGTGATCGAAGCGAATGTCGACGGTGTAAAATCGCAGTTGAAGTTCAAAGAGGTCCTGGCAGGCTATCAAACCCAGAAATCGAACACTCAAAGATCTATGGCGATCGCTAAAGAACGCAAAGATTTCGAGGAAGTGGCGCGGCAACGTGTGGACGATATCCAGAAAGGTCTGGACATGAATACCGCACTAACCCAGCAGCTTCAAAGTGAACTCATGAACGAGTACGAAAGCACCAACTGGGACGAACTCCGGGTGAACGACCCTGCCGAGTATGCAGCTCGACAGCAAGATCAATCCGTGAGATATAACCAGCTGAAAGGGCTCCAAGACCGGATTCAAGAACAGCGGAACCAGCACCAACATAAGGCTGATCAAGAAACTCAGCAGCACGCACACCAGTTTATTGCTGGTCAACGCGAGATCATGTTGGATCAAAATCCCGACTGGCGAGATCCGGTGAAACTGAAGTCTGCAATGTCAGAGATGCGAACGTTCCTCACCGATACCTACGGGCTCGACGAGGCAGACATAGCGAACGTTATAGATGCTAAGCAAGTTGCTATCATCCATGACGCCATGGCATATCGGAAAGGCGCGAAAGTAGCTGAGAAGAAAAAGAAGAAAGCTGTACCACGCATGCAGAAAGCCAAGACGACTCCCAAAAAGAGATCGACGAAGCTGGATCGACTAACCAAGGCTGCAAAAGCTGCTAAGGGTGCTGACCGAAGAGTCGCCGAATTGGATGCAGTAGCCGAATTATTATCGGGCACATAAAGCCCCAGGAACTAAAATGAGCACAGCAAATTTAGACAGTGCAGACCTAAAAGCGGTTGCACGAGACGGGCTCATCCGTGAAGACGTGATGAATAAAATATGGGATATCTCTAAGATCCCTCTACCCCTGACTGACATGATCGGTTCAGGCGCAGCAAAGAATGAATACAAAGGTTGGACCAAAGATGAGCTGGCTGCTCCGGATCCAACAAATGCTGTAGTCGATGGATCGGATGCCACTGGCAACGATACCAAGACCGGCGAACGTGTGGGTAACCACCACCAGATTTCCGATAAGGTTGTACGTGTTTCTTACCGTGCAGACGCGTCGGATACTATCGGCCGTGCTAAGGAGCTAAGCTATCAGCTTACGCGTCGTCAGCAAGAGTTAAGACGTGATGTCGAGGCTATTACTATGCTGAACCAGGCATCGGTTGAAGATAACGGTGATGCGGTTCCAGGTAAAGTGGGTGGATTACCTACTTGGTTGGCATCCAACACAGTTAACTTGACGACTCCTGTCGGATATGACACAGCAACAGGTAAAACTGTCGTGCCAACAGCCACTGCGGCTGGTATCGCATTGACTGAAAAAGCAGTTCGTGATGTAGTTGAAGAAATTTTTCTAGAAGGTGGCGATCCGACAGTAATGATGTCTGTTCCCGGCGTGATCAGAAAATTCTCAGAGTACCTTTTTACCTCAAGTGCCAGAGTGGCATCCTTGATGAGTGACCAGGGCAAAAGCTCAGAGAAGGCCACAGCCCTGGGTTCGGTCAATGTTTTCGTGACTGACTTTGGCACATTACGTTTGGTTCCCAACAGATTGCAGTTGAAATACGATGCGCTGTACGCGGATCCATCACTGACTGCAGCCTACGCGGATGTCTTCATTCTCGACCCTAGCTACTTACAGCACTGTTTCCTACAAGGTTACCGTACTGATAAATTGGCTAAAACTGGTCTAGCTGAAAACCGCCAGATGTCTGTGGATTGGTCATTGATCGTTAACACTGAAAAAGCACATGGTGTTATCGCATCGGTTGACCCAACTCTAGCTGTAACAGCAGAGTAATCGATCCAATCGGGGCATGTCTTAGGACCTCTGCCCCTTTTTTATAGGTGATTTATGCCAAAAGTTAAGAACATAAGCAGCGGCCCAATTTTCTTGGATGCGGGGAAGTGTGACCCAGGGGAATGTGGAAAGGCCACGATCAAACAGTACCTGCTGTTGAAGTCCAATGGCCGGATCGAAGACGTTGAGGAGACCTCAGTCGATGACTATTCAGAGCCGCCCAAAGCGCCACCACCTCCACCCAAAGCAGCACCTCAAAAGAAAGCTTCAAAGAAGAAACCGACAGTTAAGCCACCAACGGATTTTATGTGATGGACGCGGTCATTCGGAGCAAATACCATTTCACCCCACACACGGGAGTGATGACCCACGAGACGACCCAGCCGAGCGAGGACATAATCCTTGAACGAAATGCAGAGCTGCGTAAGAATCCGGGGGCCATTCGTGACCTGGGCGATGGGAAAGATACCTGGGGGCGGCAAGTTGCCACGATCCCCTTCATCATGTTGGAACGTGCCATCCGTGATGGCTACGATATCAACAGCAAAGACTCGAAGCATGGTCAACGGGAGTTGATGCGCTTCTTACAATCATCCGAAGGCAAAAAATGCCTGGTACAGGGGAAAAGACATGGCCGGTAAATTATGTATAGGCGAATTAGCCAACAACAGCGGAGCTGCTAACCTGAGAGAGTCGGTGGCTTTCTGTGAAGGGATGGCCCACAGAGCCAGAGGACCCTTAGGGAATCCTGTCACCGAGAACCCCCATAAGGAAACATCCAACCCCAGTCGTATTTCATGGAATCACGGATACGTATTGGCCCATGACTACGCCGGAGGGACCATCCCGAAGGAAGCCCAGGGCTGCTGTAACGTGTCTGGAATCGTCCCAACCTAAGGAACTATTATGGCACGATTAAGACCAATATTGATGCACAGAGCGCGTGGCCTATGCGGGCCACGGTTCCATAAGGCAGCTAATTTAAAAAATCACCTGGTGCATGGCGTCGGCAATTTTATTGCCCTATCCAGATTCAGCGCCAAGTACGAGGACTTCAGTTTTATCGCAGGGTATAAGGCAGAAACAGATGTGCAGAATGTTAGCGCGGACGGGGCTGTCCTGAACCTCATGCCTAAGGGCGTGATCACCGCTACTTCAGTTCATCCAGCTCCTATCTCTGCTTTAGACTATCTCGGTGTTAGTCACGAATATCCTATCGATGCGCCGGTATGGCAAGGAGGCAGAGTAGAGGGGGGTGACTTAATTACTAATGGGGGCTTTGCCTCTGATCTATCGGGGTGGGCGGCAGGCGATTGGACGTGGAGTGCAGGTGCGGCAGTATCGGGTTCGGCTGGCTCTTTATTCAGTCAGAGCGGATTATCAACAGGTGGTAACGGTACTTGTACCGTTAAGTTTACTGGTTCTGCCCCTGTAGACGGAAATCAGGTACGAGTGGCCATGGTATCTGGTGAGTGGACAGTAGTAAATCTAACAACCACCCCCACTGAATATGAAGTAGAAATAGCTAACGACCCAGATAGTGGGACTCTATGGATTTATAATAACGACGCAAACATCACTATCGACAACGTTGACGTTCGCAGCTCAATTGTCACCACGGTAGAAACTACTTACGCCACTTACCAAGACGGCGGTAATATTGAGCCGCATCCTTGGCTGCAGGCTAACGATGCCGTGATCAATAAGTTTTTAGACACCATTCTATACGCGGATTCGCCATGGACCCACGTTAATATAATGAACCGTGTTTATGGTATATTAGATCCAAGCAATAGTAACGAAGCTATGAAGCTAGGAGAGTCGACAGGAAATAGTGAGCAAAAGATATTTCAAACAATCAGCATTACGGGTGACATTACCTATTCAATTTATGCACGGCCAGCGGGAAGAGACTATTTTGTACTGCGATCTAATATATCAGGCGCTTGGGCAAATTTAATAATTGATTTAGTAAACGGGACTGTCGTGACAAACGGGCCCAACTATGAAGTAACTATTACTGCTGATAATAACGGATATTATTTAATCAGAGCAAGAATACTTACCGCAGCTACCTCCGGTATAATTTCCATAGGCATGTGTGCTGACGGAAGCGCTATCTCCTATCAAGGAAATGGAGTAGATGGAATTGATATCTTCGGCGCACAGATAGCTAACAGCTATGGTTCATATATGCTAGTGCAGTCGACGGCATCAGAAGGAAGTATTGACAAGCTAGATTACGTCTACCCAGCCCTTAACATTGACCCAGCCGACGCTGATATTAAGCTGCAGTTCTTGGCCGACGGGCGGGATTGTGACATATTGAATATAGGCGGGGTGCCACTGCTGTCGTATGCGGCCGGTGAACTGATCCTGGACGATGGATCTGGGAATGTGATCCTGTATGCACTGCCCAATGGGACCCACTCTTTGCAGGTAGTATTGACCGGATCCACTATGGCACTATATGTGGACGAGGCAATGATTTCAGAAACTCCTTACGTGCCCATTGCTGCAGGCCTGGTCACCGTAGGGGCCACTCACTACGGATTGAGAAAAGCAATATGACCTATTTTTTAGGCCTGGCAGTAATTTATGTAATATTGGTGCTCCTGTTCGGATGTGTGACCAATAACAGTTAC